CCTGACATGGTTAACAGTCCTTCTCATTATAATAAGGGAGGCATCGAGTGTATAGATGCTATCCGAGCAGCCCTTGGTGATGAAGGATTCAAGGCATACTGCCGAGGCAATGCTCTCAAGTATACGTGGAGGGCAGGGCTCAAGCTGGATGAGGTAGAGGATCTGAAGAAAGCAGCGTGGTACAACCGCATGGCAGCAGGGGATGATCCTCGTGCCAAGCCTATTGTAGTATATGTTCCTTCTGAGTCCGATGCAGGCGAAGAAGTAGGGTTCACTAGAACTGAAACAACAGGAAACATTACTGAAACAACAGGAAACATTAACACAAATGATGATATCCTTTATGTAACAAAGAAGAAGTGTCGTGTCTGATTCCTGGGATAACTACTTCATGAAGATGGCATACCTTGTGGCTTCCAAGTCCAAGGATAAGTCCATGAAGTGTGGCTGCGTGCTGGTAGGGCACGGACATTCTATGCTATCTACAGGGTACAATGGGTTCCCAAGGATGTGTGATGATGGTAAAGAAGAACGGTATGAACGACCAGAGAAATATGCTTGGACTGAACATGCTGAGCGCAACGCTATCTACAATGCAGCCCGTAATGGTATTAAGCTACTAAGTTCATACGCTTATAACACATGTTTCCCCTGTGTTGACTGTGCTAGGGGCCTAGTTCAAGCAGGGATTGCAGAAATAATTATTCCTACAAAAGAGACAGACCCCTTCTTCATAGAGAGCCGATGGGACGATTGGGCTGAATCCTTTGCTAAGGCTCGCATCATACTAGACGAAGGGTGGGTTACTATCAGGGAGATTGAGTATGTCGTTTGATAAGATGGGAGGTTGGATACCTAAGACCAAAGAAGAAGTTGATGGGTTTGTATCTACTCTTAATGAAGAGAACATTGAACTTCCGTCTAATATCCAAGATCAAATAAATGCCCTTGGTATGAAGGTTCTCGAAAGCAATAGCGACCTAGTAAAATCAAACATCAACACCCACGCGGCCGTAATGAATGTACTAGCTAAGGGGGTACAACCAGTGGACATAGTTGTCCCTGTGTATGGCGGGCTACATGTATTGATCCCATGCCTAAACTCTATTGAAAAGAGAACACGATGGCCGTATAGGCTGATCATAGTAGACGACTGCTCTCCTGATAAGCTGACCACACAGTGGCTTATAGATTGGAACTCCAAGCACCCACAGCACACGGTTTTCTACAATAAAAAGAACAGAGGGTTCGCTCCTTCTGTTAACAGGGGGATTAAAGCCGGAACAAATCCATATGTGTGTGTGCTTAACTCAGATGTGATTGTCACAGATGGGTGGCTATTTAAGCAGATCATGGCCCTTGAAGCGGACGAGAGAAACAAGATTGTAAATCCTTGTACAAACAATACGGCTGTAATCAATATACCTATACAAGAAGGGTACGATTACAATGATATGAATAGGGCATTTGAACGACTGTCCACCCACTCATACCCTGAGATCATGCCAACAGGATTCTGCTTTACTATGGAGCGTAGTCTAGTAGAGGCTATAGGTCTGTTCGATGAAGCGTATGTCTCCTATGGAGAAGAGACAGACTTCTGGATGAGAACCATTACCAGGGTTGTAAATGGGCAGGTGTCCAACTGGAGAGCAGTTCTAGCGGATGACTCATACATTTTCCATGAGAGAGGGTCGTCGTTCAGCGTGCTTGGTGAAGAAGAACACATGGGGTATAGGAAGTCAGGAGCCTCAAGGTTTCATAGTATATGGCCTGGGTTTAAATCATGGGAAAAAACCTTTGATGTGGAATCAACACTAAATAAGCTTAGGGCTCCCATAGCACACTCTCTAATCAAAAAACAAGATCCAAAGTATAGTGTTTGCTTTGTCGTATACAGCACAGAAAACTGTGGTGGTATGAAAGTTATCGCTGACATAGTAAACAATCTAAATGAATTGGGTGTGGAAGCAAAGATAGCGCATGTAAAAAGAGACCCTTCTAAAAATGTGTCTCCACCGCTCTCTTCTTTAAGAACAGCTCCTATTGTATTTGATGGTGCCTCTGATATCATTAATAACTTCACGGATAGGGTGTTTGAATCTGGTATTGTTATAGCAGCCACGGGTGAGTTGATGCCTATAGTTGCTGCTATCACACACACGAACCCTAATCTTACTTCACTCCACTTCTCACAGAGTGATGATGTATCTATTGCCCCTACAAAAGAACTCAGTGCTTCTATCTATGAGTCCAACAAGCTTGCTGATTACACTATTACAAACAGTAAGTGGACCGCAGAGAAGATGTCCGAGTATGTCTCAGTTAGTGGTAGTGTAGACGTAGGTTATGATGACTCCGTGTTTTATCCTAAAGGTAGGGAAACAGGAGACGAAAGGCCAACTGTTCTTGTGTCATTAGGACATACTATGTACCCGTTTAAAGGCAACGCCAGGGGCCTTGATATGTGTGCCAACCTACACGAGCTGTGTGAGAAGAACGGTAAAGAGATACGGATACTTGCCAACGGGGTGGATTCAGTAAACGACTGCCCTTATATTGTATGTCTAGGCACTATGTCACAAACAAAGTTTGCTAAAGTACTTGGTACTGAGGTGGATGTCTACTGTGACCCGGCTCATAACCACAGCTATGGGCTTCCTTCTCTTGAAGCAATGGCCTCTGGTGCTGCCGTTGTGTGTTGGAACAACAAGGGAGTTATGGAGTATGCAACACCAGACCTAGATGCTGTAGTGTTTAACAACAAGACACCCGCTAATGAGGTTGCAGAACGTATTTATAATCTGCTGTTCAACGAACCTAAACGATTGCAGCAGCTTAAAGAAGCTGGAGTAAAAACAGCACTAAAACATAGAAGAGCAGAAGGAGTACTCTCCTTCATTAATACTATGGAGACAACTCTAGGCCTGAATAGAGACCTAAAGAAAATATCAATAGTTACTCCACACCTACGCAAGTACGGTGGTCCTACAACCATTCTGGACACGGCCAATAAGCTTAAGGAATACGGGCATGACGTTACCCTGTACTCCATATACCCAGACATTCTCCCAGAGCTACAAAAACAAAGCAAAGTTCCGATTAGACTTGACTGGTCTGATATAAAAGAATGTGATGTGTTGATCTCAAACTCTGACAATGAGCATAATAAAGAGTTTGTAGATATGACACAGGCAAAGAAGAAGGTTATGCTAAAGCTATCACATAATGAACGATTCAAAGCACTAGAGGCAGACGCATTAAATCTTAAGTGGGATGCTGTCGCCACTAGTACTAGCTGGTTGAAGGATGCTTGTGAAACTGTGACTGATGGGTGGGAATATGAGACACGACCGGCCACTAGAGTCGGATGGTATCACTATGGGCACAACGCTTTCAGTGCCCCTCCTGAAACAAGAAGGTTTGGTACAGGAGACACAGGCCTTACTATAGGAACTTTGATACATCAGCACCCACTCAAAGGTACCAACGAAGCTCTACAGGTTATGGCCGCTATGGCTCAGAAATACCCAGGAAGACTTCAGCTTGTAGGAGTAGGGGAAGTTCCTAACTTTGGAAAGACAAAGCCTCCGTGGTTGAACTACGTAGCAAGCCCATCTAGAGAGCAGATGGCTATGATTATGAAACAGGTTGACATATGGGTAGTTGCGTCACACACTGAAGGCCTTGGTCGTATGACACTTGAGGCGATGTCTAGTGGGTGTGCTATTGTGTCCACTGATACAGGAGCAGAGTTCCTTATGAACAATGACAACTGTATCCTAGCCCCTATAGGGGATGTTAACGAGCTAACCAAGGCTGTTGAGAGACTGATGCTTGATGATGGTCTTAAGAAGAAACTAGTTGCTAATAGTTACACCACGGCACAGAGCGCAGCAGACCCAACAGAGTATATAAAAAACTGGAACAAACTTATAGGAGACTTATTTTGAAACTAGAAGAGCTTACTGATAAACTGGAAGAAGCTTATGTTGAAGCAGAACCAGGGACATTTCCAAGCGTTGATATTGCAGTTGAAATTGTAGCCTCTGCTCTAAAATGGTTGACCTCCCAATGTGAGGACAAAGATGACAAAGAGAGCAGTTAGTATCTGCACATACAATAGAGTCCAGAACATCGGTGAAGTAGTTGATGGTGTGCTGGCCACTGTGCCTAATGGTACGGACGTTTTTGTATGTGATGATGGTAGCACTGATAACACTGCTGCTCTACTCACAGAATGGCCAAATGTACACTACTTCCGTGGACCTAATCTAGGCGTAGGGGCTAACAAGAACCGTGCCTTGTACCTAATGAAGAACCACCACTTCAGTTGTATACTTGAGGACGATCTTGTACCTACGGAGAAGCTGTGGTTTGAAACGTATGAGGCAGCAGCTACATTGATGGATGTCCACCACTTCTGTCGCATTCAGGATAAGGAGATACCTGAAACACATCCTTCGTTCTCTCAATACGTTAAAGCTTCTATGAACGCCACACCCATATATGCCTCCTCACCTAGAGGTGATCTTACATTTATCACCCGTAAGGTTATTACTACTGTTGGTGGCATGAACCCAGCCTTCAAGGGTGTTGGGTATGCTCATGGTGAATGGTCAGCTCGTGTAGTTAAGGCAGGGCTTGTGTCACACCCACTAGGTTACGTTGACATAGCTGAGGCCAGGGACAAGTTCAAACAAGTCGGAGACACAGAAGGAGGCAGATGGGCAGAAGATAACCAGCTAATTAAGAAGCAGATCAAGTACAACAAGATGGTGGCTAGAAAGCTGGCTAAGAACGACTACATCTACTGCCCATTGCATATAACATAATGGCTAATATAATTTTAGGTTACAGGCAAGATAAGGATAAGCATGGTGAGCCCATCATGACCTATTCTAATAGCACACATCAGGCCCTCGTAGATCTTGGGCATCATGTGGAGCCTATGGGAGAAGGCCATATCAATACCTGCTTTGGTGATATGCTTGATGGTACCATTAGACAAGCAGATCTATTCCTAGACTTGGACTGCGGGAGAAACGAGAAGGGACTCCTATCATTTCAGGAGAGCAAGCCTCCCATCCCCTCTGCTGTGAGGTACATAGATACCCACGGATACCCCAGTCTACACAAGAGGCTGGCTGTAAACTATGACCATGTGTTCTTTGCGGTGTGGGACAAGCGAGATATTTTCACCAATCACCCGTCTGTCCACTGGTGTCCCAACGCCAGTGACGCCAAGTACTTCTACAAAGATATTCAGGATGATACCCACAATTCTAGACCCTTTGATGTAGGCTTTTTCGGTAGTAAGGGTGGGCTAGATAGGGCAGATGTGCTGAAGGAAGTGTGTATTAATAACTCTTGGTTGGCTGATATCAGGGAGATTGGTAAGAACCGTAATAGATGGCCTGCTACGGCAGAAGCTATGGCCAAATGCAAGGTACTGTTCAACCACGGACAGAAGCACGATGGTCCCAACCAAAGAGTGATCGAGTCTATGCTGATGAACCGTCCATTGATTACAGACAGGGACAGTAGGGACGGCATGAGTATGTTGTTTGAGGAAGGTGAGCATTACCTTGGGTACTCGTCTAAATCAGAACTGGCCAATCAACTACAGTGGTGCTTCAGAGAGCCCTCACTGGCTGTAAGCATGGCGCATAGGGCGTATACCCTGGCATACGAGAAGCATCAGGTAAAGAACCGAGTAGAACAAATATTAGAGGTGTGCCTTGGTTGAAGAAAGCACTGTAAGTTTTATAATGTGGCACACATGTAAGGACGTGTACGAAGAAGAACCCTGTAAGGCATGCAAGCATGTAGCCGAATATAATAAACTTCAGAAGATTAAAAAAGAGACAGAGGAGAATAAACCAGATAAAGTAGAGGAGGAGGTACTCGATGAGCAAAATTGAAGGTTTAACCCCTACCATTCTTGTGATGAATGATGCGTACTACCTCCCTTACGTACTTAACCAGCTACGTGGTAGGTTCAACCGCTACGTGATTTATGATGCTGGTAGTGAGGATGGTACAGAGAACATCATTGACTGGTTCACTGAAACAGAAGACGCCGAGTTCTTTGTACGTAAGCTACCCTTCGCTGTCCCTCCCATTCAAGGCTGCTACCGCAACTCCATGCTGGTGGAGGCCGGTACAGAATGGACGTTTATGGTAGATGGGGATGAGCTGTACACACAGCAGAGCCTAGATAGCCTACAGTATCAGTTTGGAGAGAGAATTGACTGGGCATCTAATGGTCAGCTTTATGGTGTGTTTGATAGACAGGAGATAGGCCCTAACCTGCTACATAAGTACTCTGATATTAGATCACACCACCGCCTATACCGGCGCAATGCTTTCTTCCAAGGCAACCACCCAGGAGAGGCCCCGTACTACAAGCAGAAACCATCTAACGAATTCAAGTTTAACGACGTATTGTGCTACCATTTCCATAACGCCCTGCGCTCCCCTCTTGAGGGCTCAGTGCCTAAGCGTATGGACAGGA